ACACCTCAGATCCAGGGCGCGGACGGCAAGACGTACCCCGCCTCCCGCCCGGCGCTTGAGTCCGACCCGTTCGACGGGTCGGACTGGGTGGAGCCCGGCGCGGACGAGGTCCCCGGCCAGTCCCAAGTGCTGGAGCACACCAGCCTGGAGACCGTCACCCCGAAGGTCGAACGCCGCCGGCCGCTGCCGGAGGCCTTCGCCGACGCCGGCCGCGACTACGTGCGAGCCGCCGAACGCCTCGCCCGCCTCACCGAAGACGACCGGTTCACCCGAAATCGGGACACCGCCCACCAGCAAATGCCCGAACTCCTCGGAGCGCTGGAACACACCACCCGCCTCGTCCAGGCCATGAACCTGCCGGGCGCCAACGCAAGCGAAGAGGCCCGCCGCTGGTGGGCGGCGAGCCTCCACAAAATCAGCGACGCCCTCGCCGACGTCGCCAACTCCCTGGAACAGGAGCAGTAATGCGCAAGACCACCGTACCCGCCGTCCCCGCCGGAATGCAGTGCCAGATCGTCGAGGTCACCCCGGCGCTCGCCGAAAAGTGGCTCCGCCAGAACACCCACAACCGAAGCGTCCGCGAGCGGGTCGTCCTCGCCTACGCCCGCGACATGGAGGCCGGCCGCTGGGCCGAGAACGGCGAAGCCATCAAGTTCGCTGCGGACGGCACGCTCCTCGACGGCCAGCACCGGCTGAACGCCGTCACCCTCTCCGGCGTCACCGTCCAGATGCTCGTCATCACCGGCCTCGCCAACTCCTCGCAGGAAACGATGGACGCCGGAAGCAAGCGCACCGCGTCGGACGCGTTCGGCCTGCGCGGCGAGGTCAACTTCGCCATCCTCGCCTCCGTCGCCAAGCGCGTCTGGATGTGGGACCAGGGCGACACCAGGTTCACCGGAACCGCCCCGACGACGGCCGAATGCGCGGCCGTGCTGGACGAGCGGCCCGACCTGCGCCGTAGCGCAGACATTGCATCCAGGGTGAGGCAGGCGTTCAAGCCTCTCCCCCCGTCCATCGTCGGGACCGCGCACCACCTGTTCACCCGCATCGACGGGCCCGAGGCGGTGTGGTTCTTCCAGCGGGTCGCCGACGGCGCGGAGCTTCCCAAGGGGCACCCGATCCTCACCCTGCGGTCCCGCTCGGTGTCCGACGCCGCTGACGGACGAAACAACCGCCCGGACCGGCACATGGCCTACCTGATCCGGACCTGGAACGCCGTCCGGGAAGGCCGTTCGCTGGCGCGGATCATCCAGGCGCCCGACGCGCCCATGCCGATGCCGCGCTAGCCCGCTGACTGCCTGGGGCGGGGTGTCACCGCCCCCGTCCCAGGCCACCAACCCCGACCGCACTACCGGAAGAAGGACCACGTGGGCTACGAGCTGCGACGCCAACTGCGGGAGGCCTTGGGCCCGCAGGTGACCGGGCTTCAGCGCGCCGTGGCCTTGGAGATCGCGGACGACGCCAACGAGGAGACCCGCAAGTCCTGGGCCGCCTTGGAGGACCTGGCCCGGTGGACCGGGGCGAAGGACACCAGCGTGGTGCGTAACGCGCTCAAGCGGCTTGCGGTGGCCGGCTGGGAGTTCCGGATCCCGATCGGCAAGGGCAAGGACGGGCGCGTGCTGTACGCGGTGCCGGGGCAGCGGATGACGTTCCTCGTTCCGCCCTTCGAAGGGGTAGCGGTGGCTCCCCCTTCCGAGGCCAAGGGGGAGCAGGGGCTCCCCCTAGAAGGAGCCACCGCTACCCCTTCGGCCCCACAAGGGGGAGCAGGGGCTCATTCAGAAGGAGCCACGGCTCATTCAGAAGGAGCCGGGGCTACCCCCTTCTCCTCATACCCCTCAGACCCCTCAACAGATAAAGACTCTTCCAGCGGCGAAGGCCGAGCCCCGGCTACCCCTTCCCCCGCCAAGCCCAAGCGCGACTACCACCTCGATGCCTTCGGCGCCTTCTGGCTCGTCTACCCGAAGAAGAAGGCCCGCGAGGAAGCCAAGCGCGCTTGGTGCCAGGCCATCGACAGGGGTGCCGACCCCGAGCGCATCGTCGCCGCCGCCACGGCGTACGCCCGCGAACGCGCCAGCGAGGACTCGAAGTACACCAAGTACCCGGCGACCTGGCTCAACAAGGGCTGCTACGACGACGAGCCCGATGCCCCCGCTGGACAGCGGCCCCCGCTTCGTGCAGTCGCCGGCGGCAGCCCCCAGGGCTGGCAGCCCTACAGCAACCCCGACCCCGCTGTGTACAAGAACGGCTGGTAACCCCAATGCCCGAACCCCAGCGCCTCGCCAACACCGACCCCGCCGCCGCACTGAAGGCCCGCCTCGCCCGTCTCGGCGTCCCGCTCCCCGAGCGACGCCCGTACGACAAGACCCCCGAACCCGGCGAGCCCGGCCACCCCGAGTACCACCACCGCATCCGCGCCGAGTTCGCCCTCGACCGCTGGACCACCGCCGTCCCCCGCCGGTACGTCAACGCCCGCATCGTCACTGACCCCACCGTCGCCGCCTGGGTCCGGCAGGTCGCCGTCAACCCGACCGACGCCCGGTCCCTTCTCCTCACCGGCACCACCGGCACTGGCAAGACCCACCAGGCGTGGGCCGCCCTGCGGATGATCGCCGAGGCCGGACCCGCCCGGTACGAGCTGATCGCCACTACCGCCGCCGACATGTACGCCCTCCTCCGCCCGGGCGGCAGCCCCCGCGGCGAGAAGACCGAACTCGACCGCCTCGCCCACGTGCCCCTCCTGCTTATTGACGACCTCGGCTCCGCCAAGGCCTCCGAGTGGGTCGAGGAGATCACCTACCGGCTGATCAACGAGCGCTACAACGCCTGCCGACCGACCGTCTTCACCTCCAACTACCCGACCGAAGCGCCCCGGAGCAGGGAGGGCAACATCCTCGGTCCCGGCCTCGACCTCATCCTCGGCGACCGCATCGTCTCCCGCCTCACCGAGATGACCGACGTGGTCGTCATGGCCGGCCGAGACCGCCGCCGGGCCGCCTGATGGGCGCCCCGATGCCCGCAGGCCTCCGCCGCCGCCAGCCGCCGACTGAGTGGGCCATCCCCTGCCCCGTCGACCACTGCCGCGCCAAACCCGGCACTCCCTGCCACACCCCCACCGGCCGCCGACTCGGCGCCGGCAGCCACCCCAGCCGCCTCGACGCCTGGCTCACCCACCACACCCGCCCCGCCGCCTGAGGAGACCACCCGATGACCACCGCCTTCGTCATCCGCGGCAGCAACCGCTACCACCTCGACGTCGACTGCCAAGCCCTCGACAGCGCCCGGCTCAACCACAGCGGCGCCGTCTTCCAGGTCACCGACACCGCCGACCACGCGCCGTGCCTCGTGTGCGCCGACGGCACCGCCACCGAATGGACCGTCACCCGAGAAAACCTCGTCGAGCTGCTGGAGCTGGTCGGGCTGTCCAAGCCCCACTACGTGGCGCGCGTCCCCGCCGGCCCGTACGACGTCAGCACCGAGATCGACGGCCTCACCATCTTGGCCCACCGGAACCAGCCCCGCACCGTCGCCCGCTTCGGCGACACCATCACCCGCCGGCCCTACGGCACCTGGACCGTCCAGCACGCCGAGGAGACCGCACGATGACGAACCTGACCGCCGAGCAGTGGAACGAGCGTGAGCGGCGCCTCGACGCCGACATCGCCGATGCACGCAAGGCCCTCAACAACGCCCGCGACCACTTCGACCGCCTGTGCGAGGAGCTCCGCGAAATGCGCTACCAGCGTCGCCAGCAGCTCGCCGTCATCGAGGAGACCGCCCGATGAGCCAGCCCGAGGTGCTGCACATCCTCTGCTGCAGTTCCGTCACCGCTATCTGCGGCGCCCGCGCCTCGTACCCCGCCGCCCTGGACATCCCGCACCCGCAGTGTCCCGAGTGCGCCAGCCTCGACTGGGCCGGCGTCCCCTGCAGTCTCGACTGCCCGTTCACCACCAACACGCCTGCGGCCATGGAGGACCACCGATGAGCCAGCCCCTCGACCTCGACGCCATCCAGCGGCGCGTCAGCTCGGCCGCCCCTGCCCCGTGGGACGCCGAGTCCACCGCCAACGCCCTCGGCGACCTCGCCGCCCTGCTCGCCCGGGTCCGGGAACTGGAGGCCGAGCGCGCCCTGTACGTCGGCGTCGAACCCACCATCGCCCAGGAGATGGCCGAGCTCAGCCGCCGCCTCGACGCCGCGGACGCCGTCGTCGAGCAGTGGGCCGACCACTGCCTCGGCCCGCAGACCCGCCAGCTCCTCGACGAGATCCGCGCTGTCCTCAACGCGCACGCAGCCCCCAAGCGGCCCCACGCGGCTCGCCTGACGGTCGCACAGCCCCGCACCGGACCACGGGGCCGACCGGCGCCCGAACGGGCGTCCTAGGCCCCGCCACGCCAACCACCACGGAGACCCGCATGACCACCGCCCGAGACGCCCTCCTCGCCGAACTCCTCCAGGGCGAGGACCCGCAGAGCCCCGAGTACGCCGACGCCCGCGCCCGGCTGGAGCGGCTGCTCGACGCCTACCGCGATGAGGAACTCGCCTCCGAGGCCGGCGAGCGATGGATCCGCAGCCAGGAGAGTCAGCTCGGCATCAAGTGGGTTAACTTCCGCGCCGGGCGCTGGGAAATGGACCTCGCCGGCGGCCGCGACTTCGCCGCTGCCTACGTGGCCGCCGCCCGCGCCCTGCTCGGCAACGCCCCGAACTACAGCGAGACCAAGCTGGAGTTCGACGTCAAGATCGCCGAGTCGCCGGAGATGTACACGCTCGTCGTCCAGCGGCACGCACCCGGCGCCCTCACGCCGCACGAGGCCCGGCAGCGCGCCGAAGCCGAGTGCGAGCGGCTCCGCACCGCCGCCCAGTCCGCCGCCGTCCTCCTCCGCTCCATCGCCGACAACGCCACCGCCGGCCGCCCCCAGGACATCGACGCCATCCGCCACGCCGCCACCGCCCTCGACACCGCCACCACGACCAGCTGACACCAGGGAGACAACCCATGCTCACCGTCACGGACTTCTTCTGCGGGGCCGGCGGCTCCAGCCAGGGCATGCACAACATCCCCGGCCTCCAGGTCGCCACCGCCGCCAACCACTGGGACCTCGCCGTCCAGACCCATCAGCACAACTTCCCCGACGTCCGGCACGACTGCGCGGACATCTCCCAGATCGACTTCCGCCGCTACCCCCGCACCGACCTGCTGTGGGCCAGCCCCGAGTGCACCAACCACTCCGTGGCCAAGGGCGTCAAGCGGGGCGCCGACCGGCAGCCGGACCTGTTCGGCGAGGTTCTCCCCGAGGAAGCCGCGGTCCGGTCCCGGGCCACCATGTGGGACGTTCCCCGCTACCTCGAAGCGATGAGCCTGCGCGGCCGGCCCGTCCTCGGCGGCGTCGTCGAAAACGTCGTCGACGCCCGCAACTGGGCCCTGTTCGACGCCTGGTGCATGGCCATCCGCGCCCTCGGCTACGACATGCGGCTCGTCTACCTCAACTCCATGCACGCCCGCCCCCTCGCCGTCCCCGTCGAAGGACGCGAAGGCAAGAACGCGACACCCGTCGACGACCCGCTGCGGACCATGACCACCCGCAACGAGACCAGCCTCGCCTGGTTCGAACCGTTCCTCGCCGAACTGCGCGGCGGCGGCTCCGACCACCGTCCCGCCTCCGACCCGCTCGCCACCGTCTGCGCCTCCGGCAACCACCACGGCCTGGTCCACCCCGAGGCCATGGTTGTTCCGGCTGGCGGCACCTGGAACGACGAAGCCCGCCCCGTGCGCGAGCCGTTCCGGGCCCGGACCACCCGCGAGACCGAAGGCCTGCTCGTCCCGTACTACGGCAACGGCACCGCCCGCTCCACCGACGAGCCCGCGCCCACCGTCACCACGGTCGACCGCCACGCCCTGGTCTCGCCCGAACTCGACGTCGAGGAGTGCCTGTTCCGCATGCTGAGCCCGGCCGAGATCGGTGCCGCCATGGCCTTCGGCACCGACTACACGGTCCTGGGCACCAAGCGCGAGCAGGTCCGCCAGTACGGCAACGCCGTCACCCCGCCCGCCGCCGAGGTGCTGATGAGCGCCCTGGTCGAGGCCATCACCGGCGAAGACCTCCAGACCGCCGCCTGACACTCCCCTGACGCCCGACGCCGCCCGCAACCGCGGGCGGCCCCAACCCGAGGAGCACACCGTGGACCACGAGCAGCTCACCGAGGTCATCGAGACCGCCCTGACTGCCATCGAGGACGAGGTCGGCATCGAGGAGATGGAGATCCCCGACCTCGCCGCCAGCCTCGCCACCGCCATCCTGCGCGCCCAGCAGGCCCCCGCGTGACCGTGTCCCCCTGGCTGGTCCTGGCCGGCGCCCTCCTCGGCGCCGGCCTCGGGACCGTCGTCCTCGCCCTCAACCCGCCCAGTCGAGACGCTCAACCCGATCCGAACGGAGACCAGCAGTGACCGCCAACCGCATCACCGCCTACCTCGACACCCTCGTCCCCGCCGCCAGCCCGTTCATCCTCCGCCGCCACCACGACGTCACCGGCGTCTCCGGCACCGGCATCGTCGCCGACGGCGTGTTGTTCCCCGCCGCCGGCAAGTCCAAGGCCATCGTCCGCTGGCGCGGCGAACGCGGCTCCACCGTCGTCTGGGACCACATCGGCCACGTCAAAGAGATCCACGGCCACGACGGCGCCACCGTCGTGGAGCTGATCCCCGTCGACGAGCTGATCGCCGCGCTCAAGGCCGTGGCCGCCATCGGTGGCATCGCCGTCAGTGACGCCGGCAGCTCCTCCGATTGGCACGAGGCCATCGGCTACAACGAGGCCCTCGCGGACGTCCGACAAGCCATCACCGACGCCATCGAAGCCCTCCACGACCACGACGAGGACGGCACCGAGTGACCGCCTGGTACGTCCTCGCCACCTGCGGACCCGCCGCCATCGTCAGCCTCTGGTGGTTCCGCCAGATCTGCGCGGACTACGTCGAGGCCGGCCGACTCGACGCCGAAATCCGATGCCTCGAAGCCGAAATCCGTCGCCGCAACGCCGAACAAGCGATCTTCGACGACCAGTTCGCCGCCATCATCGCCACCCTGGAGCGCCAGCCATGACCACTGAACACGCCCCGCGCCCCGGCCGCACCCGGGACACCACCGTCGTCCGCGCCGAGACCATCGTCCCCGACGACGCGCCCGAGCCCCGGCCCAACCGCGCCACCCGCCGAGCCCTCGCCCAAGCCAAGAGGAAGGCCAACCGATGAACCCCAGCGCCGAGCAGCTCGACCACCTCATCGGCCACACCGACCACCGGGCGCTCACCGCCGAGGAGCACGCCGCCCTCCGCGCCGGCATACAGCAACTCCGCGCCAGCCTCGCCGGAACCGGCGCCGCCCTCCGCCGCGCGCCGTCCGGCGCGTACGTCACCCAGCTCCGGCAGCAGGCCGCCCGCGCCGACCGGTACCGCGGCGCCTGGCAGTCCGCCCGACGCCGGGCCGCCGACAACCGCAGCAGCTGCGACACCCTCCAGGCCGCCGCCGAATGCTGGGCCAACGACCTCGCCCGCCTCGGCCACGACCAGATGAAGCGCGCCGAGCAGGCCGAGGCCCGCGTTGCTGAGCTGACCGCCAACCTGGCCCCGACCGAAGACGCCCTCACCCGCGTCCTGCACGCCCTCGCCGACGTGCGCGCCACCCGTGGGCTCCTCGGCCGGGTCATTGCGGACCAGATCGAGGCCGCGCTCAACGGCGCCACCCAGGCGCCGGCCGCGGTGTCATCCCCGGCTGTTGTGGTGCTTCCGGTTCAGCCGGTCCAGCCGGGGCCGATCTTCGTTCAGCCCTGCGGCACCGAGCCGGAGCACCTGGAGGCCGAGCAGTGAGCGACGTGGTGGCCTGGCTGCGGGCCGAGTTGGACCGCGTGGAGCAGACCGCGCAGGCGACGACCGTGTACCAGCCGTACGACGAATGGACGCCAGTCGGTGTCGACGAGGACAGGGACACCGCACGGTCCTGCTGGGAAGTCGCACTGATCGCGCGGCCCGCAGTGCGATCACCCTCGGCACGATCACTCATGGAACACATCGCCGCACACGACCCGGCAGCGGTTCTCCGCCGGGTAGCTGCAGACCGGCGACTCCTTGACGACCTGCTCAACGAGCGGCACGAGGTCGTCGAGGATGACTGGTACACGTGCCCTGCCGCGACGGTGGAGCGAGACGGCGGCGAATGCTGCGACGAGAACCGGATCGGCGATCCGTGCAACTGCGGCCGGGACGAGCGAGCGAAGCGCAGAGTGCGACTGCTCGCGGAGGGCTACGGCTGGGAGGAACCACGGTGAGCCCGTAGCCGCCTCCTGCACGTGGCCTGACCAGACCTGCTCGCCCCGCCGACCACAACGCCCCAGAACAGCGCACCAGGAGACCGCACATGCTTCCCGCCCCGCACCTGGACCGCCTCCGTACCCAGCTCGGCCAGCTCCCCGAGCTGATCACGCTCGCCCACCTCGCCCTCCAGCCCGCCACGGGCCGGCGCGGGGCCCGCGTCTCCGGCGCCACCCGCACCGCACCCCTCCCCTGCAACCCCGGCACCCTCTCCCTCATCGGCCCCACCGCCACCAAGACGGTCCACGACGAGTACGGCGACCAGGACGACACCCCAGGCTTCGATCTCCTCGCCGGCTGGGCCCGCACCGTGCTTGAGGACCGGCAGCACGCCAACGACTGGACCGGGTGGGTCCGCCCGGCCGGCCACGAGTGGGAGCGGACCGTGAGCCGAGCGGTGAAGGTGCTGCTGCTGCACCTCGACTGGGCCGCCGCCCGCCCGTACGCCCGGGACATGGCCGACGAGATCGGCCGGCTTCACGGCCACCTCAACCGCGCCACCGGCTTCCCCATAGCGACGCCGGCCCGTCGGCATGTCTGCCCTCGCTGCCAGCTGATGACCGTCACCGTCCGGGCGGACGGCATGCGCGAGTGCTCGACCATCGACTGCCGAGCCGTCCTCAGCGCCCAGGAGTACGCCGACCGTGCCGAGCAGACGCTAGCCGGGCTCGCCGCGGCCTGACCTGCCAACGATCGCCGGGCCAACCAGCGGATGCGCCGGTGATGCGCGGCTGATACGCCGCAGGTCAGCGGCATGACAACGGCCCCACCCGAATGCCCGGGTGGGGCCGTGATGCGTGGTGATGCGTCAGGCCGAAGGCAGCTCGGAGGCGGTGGCCTTGGCGCTGACGACGGTGCGCTCGCGCAGGGGTGGGACGCCGCCGGCCTTGGCGATCCGGCCGACGTGCTGCCGCTCGAACGGGACGATGCGCGTCACCTCGGATGGTCCGAGTGTGCGGGCGTTGAGTACGGCGACGATGCCGGCGTTGAGCGCTTCGCGGGCGGCTTCGAATGCGGCTTCGGCTTCGGTGTAGGCAGCACTGAGTTCGGCGAGCTGGTCGCGTGCTGCCTGCTGCGCTCTCTCGGTGCTGGTCATGCCCCGATGATGCCACGGCCGGGTGCGGCGCTGATAGATGCGCCCCTTGCATCTCAATGATGCATCTTGACGTTGCAACCTCATGATGCAAGTATGGGTGACGAAGGCAGCCGCCGCCACCCCAACGGGAGAAGCCCGATGCGCACCACCGCCAAGATCCGCACCCGCAACACCAACCAGGCCCGCCAGGCCGGCCGCCACATCCAGTACGCCACCCTCAACGGCCGCCTCCAGGCCGCCCTCGACCGCGGCCACATCATCCGCACCGGCGACCACCTCCAGCACCTCGGCATCCAGCTCCCCGACGGACAGCAGTCCTGGTACGGCCGGCACGTCGCCAAGGCCCACCGCGCCACCACCGGCACCGACGCGCCCCGCGCCTGGGTGCAGCACCGCACCACCGGCCGCTGGATCGCCGTGTACGTGTACACCCCCGACGCCCCGGCCCTCACCGCCGCGCTCTGGTCCTACAAGGCCACCCGCCCCGCTGCTGAGCGCCTCTACGCGGAGGCCGCCTAGACCAACTCCGCTGCCGCCCGACCGACCAGCCGCCCGTACATCACCCCGGAGAGCACCATGACCGACCAGCCCGACGAGTTCTTCCGCCCCGGCATCACCTACACCGTCAACCCGAACGGCATCGCGCCCGAGATCCGCGCCGAGTTCATCTGCCACGGTGTCGGAATCAACCCCCGCAACGGCGAGAAGCGCGCCTTCGGGTTCTACCGCGCTGGCGCCTTCGACGACTGGTTCTCGACCGCGCTGCGGGCCGAGCGGTGGACGGACGCGGAGTGGTGGCCGCTGTGTACGGACCCGCAGTGCCCGGAGCACGCCGGCTACACCGCGCCCTGACTCCTCTGACCGGCTTGGCGGCCGTGACCACCACGGCCGCCCCCTTCCCGCCCACCAATCCGTTGCCTGCTCAAGGAGATTCGTCGTGACCACACCCGCCATCACCGTCGCCGCCCTCGCCGCCGAGCTCGGCGTCACCGTCCCCGAGATCGGCCGCCGCGTCAGCGTCCTGTGCGAGGAGCTCGGCCCGCAGCAGGTCATGCACACCGCCGTTTTCAGCCCCGCGAAGTGCGTGCTGCACGACAGTGCCGCCGACCTGATCCGTCTCGACCTCGCCCCGGCCATCTGACGAACCCGGGCACTAACCCCATGGCCGGCTCGGCGGCCGTGACCACACCGGCCGCCGCGCCCCACCAACCACCGCCCCGCTTCCCCGGAGCCCACCATGACCACCACCCCGCCCGACGACGCCGCCGACCCCGTCGGCTGGACCGCCGCCATGGCCCTCGTCCGAACCGCCGCCGCCCTTATGGCCGCCTGGTCCCTCTACGTCGTCGCTCGCCACTACGACGTCCCGGTCCTCCTCGCCATCGTCGCCGGACTCGTCTACGACGGCGTCGCCTACGTCTGCCTCAAGCTTGCCTCCGACGCCGTCCGCGACGATCGATCCGCCGCCGCCCCCGTCCTCGCCACCCTCGGCATGGCTGGCCTGTCGGTCTACCTCAACTTGGTCCACGCCCGCTTCACCGGCGGGGGCCGCCCCGCCGAGGTGCTGTACGCATCCCCGGCCGTCGCCCTCCTCCTCGTCTCCGCCCTCGCATGGACCACCGAGCGCGCCGCCGCCCGCGCCGCTCAGGGCAAGACCCCAATGCGCATGCCGGCGTACGGCTTCCTTGGCTGGACCCTCGCCGGCCGCAAGGCCTACAAGGCCCTCAAGAGCCAGGCCGCGGCCCACGTGACCAGCGGCGCATCACCCACGCATCAGCCCGCATCAGCAGCCCTCCCGGCCCGCACCGCCGAGGACATCATCGCCGCCGAGTTCGCCGAAATCGGCCCCGCCGCCGCCGTTCAGCGCGTCGCCGCCGCCAACCCGGCTGCCACCGACGCCGAGGTCGCCGACATCCTCGCCACCTACCAGGTCAGCGTCACGCCGGGGCAGGTCGCCTTGCTGCTCGAACGCGCCGCCGTGCCCAGCGTCCGCCTCGACCGTGTCCCGCAGCCGTCGGTCGCCGAGGAGCACCCGGCCCTTGACCCCGCAAGGGTGATGCGCGGTGATGCGCCCCAGGTCAGCGGCATGGTCCTCGCCGACGCCATCGCCGCCATGTCTCGGCACCTGGACGGCGGTGGACTCCACGCCGAACCCAAGCGGGTTGTCCAGGCCCTCGCCCTGCAAGGCATGTCCACCGACAACGCCTACGTGCGAACCGCGCTGGGCCGCGCCCGCAAGGCCGAGAAGGAGGCAGCCGAGGAGGCCGCCGCGAAGGCCGCCGAGGAAGCTGCAGAGCAAGCCGCGGAGCAGGCCGAGTTCGAGCGCCGCCACGGCAACGGCGGATACGCCTGAAGGACACCGCAGCTCGGGCGAGGACCGCCCCGCCAGTCCGCTCCTCAGCGTCCCCAACACCACCCTCCACGCCTGGAGATGACCATGGGCCTCTGGTCCAAGCTCACCGGCGGCGAGTCCGCCAGCAGCACCCCGACCGGCCGCACCCCCCGCGAACGCGCCCGCCGTGAACGGGACATCCGCAACGCCGACGCCAACACCGACAAGTGGCTCCGCGCCGGCGGCCTCGCTCCCCGAAAGGGACGCTGACCATGACCACCATCCCGCCGCCCCCGACCCAGCCGCCGACCACCGACGGCCCTCCCGGCGCCAAGTGGTGGAGCAAGGGCGGCCCCTGGAGCCAGCCCGCTCCCGAGCCCGTCAACCTCCGCAAGGACAACACCGACGCCGTCGAGGACCAGGCCGTCGCTGACGACGCCCAGGAACCCGAGGCCGAGCCCGAAACCGCGGGGGATACCGACGCCGCCCCCGCCTGGGTCGACACCCTCGCCGACCGCCTCGGCACCCGACTCGGCACGATCATCAGCGAGACCCCGGAGGAGCGAACCCTCCGCGAGCAGCAGGAACGCGACGCCGTCCACGAGGCCGCAGGGGAGACCGAATCCCAGCGCCGGGCCCGCCACAAGCGCGAAGCGGTCGCCCGCCGACAGCGCGCCGGCGCCCTGTGGCACCAGGACCACACCGAGCGCACCAAGCGATTCCGCCGCTGGTGCATCCTCACCTTCGTATCCGCTTCCGCCGGATACGCCGTCCACCTGCCCCAGGCACTCGCACACCTGCCGTTCTCGGTCGGCCTCGGCGCCCTCGGCCTCGCCTGGGCCTTCGACCTCAAGATGCGCGGCTGGGGCCACGTCCGAGTCACCCAGGTCCGCGGCCCCGCCGTGCTCTACCTCTGCCTCGTCCGCGTCCCCGTCTCCTCCGCCCTGATCGCCGTCCTCGGCCTCGCCCCCCTGCTCGCCCTCACCGGCCCCCACCACTGACCGTCAGGAGATCAACACCATGGACTCTCAACTGCTCGGGTCGTTCGGCTCCGGAGGTCTCTGCCTGGCCATCGCCGTGTGGATCATCCTCGGCAGCCGTAAGCAGGAGAAGCAGGGCAAGCTTGCCAAGAAGCACAAGGACGAGCACACCGCCTGGCTGATGATCTGCTTCGGGATCTTCGCTGCCGGGGCCGGGCAGGCTTTCAGCGCCCCCGGCCAGGTCGGCGAGGCCCTCACCCACGCCTTCACCTCGCAGAGCGCCGCGTTCGGCGACGTCGGCGCCGGAGCGGTGGCCGCGATCCTGACCCTGTTTCTGTTCGGCACCAAGCCCGCTCCCATCAAGGACTCGGTGCTCGGCGCGACGGTGCCCTCCGTCTACGCCGCCGCCGGCGGAGTCTGGGCCCTGCCGCTCACCGTGATTGGCTCCGTCCTCAAGGGCCTGGTGGGCGCCTGATGCACAGCCACCTCGATGACGCCGTCGCCCAGCACTCCGCCGCCCTGGCCTCGTGGAACGAATGCCGCGCCGAGGCTCGGCAGATTGAGGACCCCACGGAACGCGCCGCCGCGCTCGCAGCCCTCAGGAGGGAAAGGCCCCGGCACCCCTACCTCGGCGGCATCTCCCTTACCGCCCTCGGCCTCGGCAACCGGTTGATCATCCGCACCCTCAAGCCCCACGCCTCGAAGGTCCGGGTGACCCGGCAGCAGGTATGGGGAGCGGTCGGCCTGGCCGCGTTCCTCTCCCCCGTCCTGGCCCGCCCCGTCGCCCGGTACGCGCCGACCACGCTCACTGTCCTCCTCGTCCTGTGGGTGGTCGTGGCGGTCGTACTCGGCAACACCGACGCGGCTGCCGAGCCAGTCACCGAGAGCACCACACCGGAGGAGGGCCGCGAGCTGGCAGCTACTGAAGCGACCGAGGACCCCGACGAGCCCGACGAGCGCACCGAATTCCTCTCGCTCCTCCACCGTCTGATGCCCGGCACCGAGCCCGGCAAGAACGACCGCATCCACCTCGTCCAGATCGCCGCCGCATGGACCGGCGAGGAGGGCGCCGACACCGCCCCCATCCGGACCCTCCTCGCCACCCTCAACATCCCCATCACCGACTGCCGAGTACCCGGTCGCGGCCCCTCCAAGGGCATCTACCTCCGCGACGTGCCCCCACTCCCCGGCCCCGACCGGCAGCCCCTCGCAGGTGTTGTTGCCGAGCCTGACCAGCAACAACAACAGCAACAACGGTCGGCAGCCGCCATCCAGAAGGGGTTCTGGACCAAGGACGACCCCGACAGCCCCAACCACTCCATCGTCGACTGGGAGAAAGCATCATGACCGTCATCGCCCGCTACCTGACCGTCGCCGGCACCGGCATCTCGGACCGCGAGCTCACCGTCGACATCACCGACGAGGCCCTCAAGCGGGGCCGCCTCAGCCTCATCTGCCGAGGCTGCACCTGGGACGACTGGCACGAAACCGGCAGCTGCTACGACGACACCGCCGAGCAGACCGCAGAGTGCATCGCCATGACGCTCCCCGCCGCCCGCAAGTCCGCCCAGAAGCACGCCGAGGTGTGCCGCGCGCTGCCCGTCGACAACAACCGCTGAAACAGCCGACCCAGAAAGGACAGGAGCAATGACCATCGAGACCATCGACCAGCAGTTCGCCGCCGCCCAGGCCCGACTCACCGAACTCCAGCAGCGCTTCATCGAGTGCGCCTTCGACGCGGACGAGCGCGGCCGCATCTTCGACCAGATCCGTGCGACCCGCCGCGAGATCGACCGCCTGTCCAGCCTCCAGCCGACCACCTGACCACGCCCCGGGGCGGCCGCCAAAGCCTGCCAGCACGCCGGCCGCCCCGGGCCCTCCACCACCCACCAACGAGCAGGGAGAAGCCCATCATGGCCTACGCCAACGGAACCGCCCAGCAACCCCAGCCGCAGCCCGAGCCCATCGTCGTCGAGCGCGGCACCGGCCTGAGCGTCGAGTGGCGCACGCCCGAACCGCAGCCCCAGCCCGAGAGCTGACCGGCCGCTGACCAACCCGCCCGCCCCAGGAACTACCCGGGGCGGGCGGACCCGCGAGAGGATAGGCACGTGATTCGCATCTTCCGTAGCTGGATCCAGGCCCCCGGATTCGTCGAGGTCATGGCCAAGTCGCTGTTCGCCAGCGCCATCCTCTTTGCCGCTGTGATCACGCTCCGGGCGGCGTCATGACCGCTGACCTGATCGCATTCCTCCGCGCCCGCCTCGACGAGGACGAGCAGGTGGTGCGTGCGGCTACACCCGGCCCGTGGCAGGACGGCGGCGGATACGTCACCGATACCGGTCCGCATGGCCCCAACGCTCAGATCACGGACTACGGGACCCAGGACGGCGAACAGGGATCCGCCGACTCGGCTCATATCGCCCGCTGGGACCCGGCGCGGGTGCTGGCCGAGGTCGACGCCAAGCGGCGCATCCTGGCTGAGTACGAGCAGACCGTGACCCGCGCAGCCGACATGGAGCCAGGCACCCCAGAGACCTATACGCGTCGGCTTCGCGAGTGGTCCGAACAGCGAGCGCAGATGACCGCGCTGAATGGGGTGTTGCGGCTCCTCACCCTTCCGTACGCCGACTACCCCGACTACCGGCCTGAGTGGAGGCCGGACGGAGAGCCGCTTGCGGAGTGATCGCTTCCCGTCGTAACCTCGGCTGCAGCAGGTAGCCCCTGCCCAGAAACGCCCCGAAGGCCCCGCAGACACCACGTCGCGGGGCCTTCGTGCTGCCCGGGGGAGGTGCCGATGGTCCGCTACCCAAACCCGCCGCTCACCGGCATCCGCCCGGACGACATCGCCGACCGCACCGGCACCGCCCAGGCGTTCGGCGTCGACGAGGTCACTATCAAGCGGTGGGTGCACCTGAACCTCGTTGAGGCCCTGCCGATACCCGGCGGCCCGCACCTCTACCACCTGCCCACCGTCGCCCTGGCCGAGCGCCACTGCTGGCTCAACGGCGCTGACCGGCCCGCACGCGGCGGACGGCGAGCAGGCTGGCGAGTCGGAGAGGTTGCCGCCTAGTGTCCGCCCTCCAGGTCCTCGCCCTCGTCTCCCCGATCGTCCTACTTGCCACCCTCACGGCTCGCGCCGCCGCGTGGAGGGCCAAGCTGCAGGACCGCATCGACGGCCTCGAACGACGCCTCGATGAGCACCAGGACGACCTGCACGACATCGGCGCCGCCCTCCGCCGCGACGCCAACTGACCCGCCCTCGCCCTCACCCCAAGGAGACCTCGTGTCGCTCGCCGACGACTTCCACGCCTTCGTCCTCAAGCTCCAGAGCGAAGGCCACCACCTCGCCGACGAGGCCCACCGGCTCTGGGCCCGCCTGCGCGGCGACGAGACCGCCCTCACCACCGAGGTCAGCGCCGACACCCACAAGGTCGCCACCGAGATCAAGGACAACGCCACGTCCATCGGTGGGGACGTCGCCGAGGAAGCCAAGGCCATGGGTGTCGAGGCCGTCGCCGACGTCAAGGCCGCGGCGGCCGACATCGAAAAGCCCACCCCGCAGGCCTGATCGAGGGGAGGTGACCGGTGGCTTCCCGTCGACCACCCGCCAACCACCGCGCCGCCCACCAGGTCCCCGTAGTCGAGCGCCGCCGGGCCGCCGTTCAGCTCAAGATCGCCGGAAAGACGTGGCAGGAGATCGCCGACCAGCTCGGCTACGACTCCAAAGGGGGCGCCTGCAAGGACGTCCGGCGCGCGTTGCAGAAGGCCGTCGCAGAGCTCTCGATCCCGCTTGAGGAGTACCGGCAGCTCACCCTGGACCGCCTTGAGGCGATGCTTGACGCGCTCTGGCCGAAGATCACCGAGGGTGATGCTCGCGCCATCGAGACCGGCCTTCGCATCGTCGATCGCGAAGCCGACCTCCTCGGCCTGAAGGCACCAACTCGCATGGAGGTGCTGACGATCGATGCCATCGACGCAGCAATCTCCGACCTCACCAACCAGCTCACCACTGCTCGAAGCCAAACTGGACCGGCTGACTGAGCTGCGACGGCTCATGGCTGAACGCGACCAGATTCTTGCCGACAAGCTCCGCAGCGTCGACGTGTTCGCCCTGCTCGGCTACAAACCGACCGCCCGGCAGCGGGAGTTCCACGACGCCACCGAGTTCGACGTCCTCTACGGTGGCGCGGCCGGCGGAGGCAAGACGCGAGCCCTGCTCATGGAAGGCATTCGGGCCTGCGTGCGCTACCCCGGCCTGCGGGTCGGAGCGTTCCGCCGCACCTATCCGGAGCTGAAGGAGAGCCTGCTCGCTGAACTCGCCCAGGCCGAATACGCCGTAGCGCTCGGCGCCGTCTGGAACGCCAGCGAGTACGAACTCCGGTTCCCCAACGGCAGCCTGCTGATGTTCCGGTACGCCGAGTCCCTCAAGGACGCGACGCGCCGCCAGGGCGGCCAGTACCAGCTGGTCCTGTTCGACGAGCGGACCCTGACCTCGCCCGACGTGTGCGCGTTCCTGGAGAGCCGCGTACGGTCCGGCCGGGCGGACATTCCGGTGCTCGGCATCCGATCGGGCACCAACCCCGGCGGACCCGGCCACGGCACCGTGAAGGCCCGCTACATCGACTCGACTGCCTACGGCACCAAGGTCATCACCGACCGGCGCGGCCGCCACGTCCGGTTCATCCCGTCCAAGCTTGCCGACAATCCGCACGTCAACGCCGAGTACGCCGACGACCTGCGCAACCTGCCCGAACAGCTCCGCAAGGCGTTCTTGGACGGCGACTGGGACAGCTTCATGGGCCAGGCCTTCGGCGAATGGTCCCACGACCGGCACACCCTCGACCCGATCACCATCCCCGCCGAGTGGCGGCGCGTCATGGGCATCGACTGGGGCTACGCAGCTCCCTGGGCGGCCCTGTGGCTCGCCGTCGACGAGGACGGCCGGGCCTGGGTGTACCGGGAGCTGTACGCCCGGCAGGTCGGTGAACAGCAGCAGGCCGAACGGATCCTCGCGGCCGAGGCCGGCGAGACTGTCGGGCCCCGGTGGGCCGACGATGCCATGTGGGCCACTCGCGGGGACGCCAAGCCGATTGCTCGGGTCTACGCCGACCACGGCGTGCACCTCACCGAGGCTGGCAAGGGCGGCCGGGTCGCGGGCTGGCAGCGTCTGCGCTCCTACCTCGCGGACGGCCCGGCCTGCCCGCACCACCGCTCCCAGGGCTGGGAGACCTGCCCGCGGCTGCACGTGTTCCGGACCTGTACCAACCTGATCCGGGAGATCCCCGCCCTGCCGTTCGCCACCAGCGGCGACCCGGAGGACGTGGACAGCACCGCCTCCGACCACGCGGCGGACGCCCTCAGGTACGCGCTGATCAACCTCGGCAGCGGCCCGCGCTTCCCGCTACTGGGCGACGACGCGCCGCCAGCAGTCGAGCAGGACTTGAAGGCCCCATTCGCTGGCCGGTATGCGGTCGCCCATACCCCGGACGATCCGGACCCCGACGACGAGACCCCTGATCGAGGGGCGGTGAGGAGGTCTCCGTGGGCTTCTGGTCCCGCCTGACCCGCCGAACCGAGCCCGCCATCGAGGCGGTGACGGAGGCCGCCACCGCCCCGACCCCGGCGCCCGGCGGCCCCACCCCCCAGCAAGTCGCACGCCGCGGCTACGAGTACGGCATCCCCCGCGGCGGCACCACCGAGAACAACCAAGGCGGCGGCGACCTCGGCAGCGACCGGCGCGAACTCCTCCAGCAGCTCTACCAGGTGTACGCCACGTGCACCTGGTCGAGCGCCTGCGTGGACGCCATCGCCCGCACCGTCACCGCCGGCGGCCTCTACATCGACTGGGCCAGCGACGACCAGGAGGGCACCAAGAAGGCGCCCGCCCGGCCGTCCAACGTCCAACGCATGCAGCAACTCATCGACTACTGCAACCCCTACGAGGACATGCAGCAGCTGGTCCGCGGCTCGGTCACGGACCTTGAAGTCGCCGGTGACGCGTACATAGAGCTCGTGTGGTTCCTCGGCGAGCCGATCGCCCTGTACTCGCTGGACGCCGCGAGCATGCGGGTCATCTCCGACGCGCACGGCCAGGTCACCGAGTTCGTGCAGATCACCGACGACGGCCAGAAGGCGTACTTCCAGCCGCACGAGATCATCCACATCACCATGGACACGCCGCGGTCCGGCCTGCACGGCACCAGTCCGACCGAGAAGGCTCTGCTGCCGATCACGACGTGGCTGTACGCCTCCGGGCTGCTCAAGGAGACGATGCGCAAGGGCGACCCGCCGCTGCTGCACATCGACATGCCCGAGAGCATGAGCGACAACGCGGTCAAGCGCTGGCTGCAGCAGTTCCGCGTCCGGGTCCTCGGCCCGAAGAACAAGGGCGAGCCGATCGTCACCTCCGGCGGCGCGCACGTCACCGAGCTGCAGCCCTCCCGGGTCCCGGACCTGCACGCCACCAAGAGCCAGGCCCGGGACGAGATCCTCTCCGTATACGGCGTCCCGCCGGCGCAGGTCGGCGTCATCGAGTCCGGCAACCTCGGCGGTGGCACCGGCGAGTCCCAGCGGCAAACGTTCAAAACGAACACCTGCGGGCCGGTAGCCGCGCTGATCCTGGAGAAGCTGAACTTCCACCTGACCAAGCAGGGCTTCGGCATCGACGGCTGGACGCTCAAGTTCCGCGACGTCGACATGCGCGACAGCCTGACGATCGAGCAGATCCGCGACCTGCGGATCCGCAACGGCCTGTGGACCCTGGACCGGGCCCGCGCCGAGATCGGCGAGCCGCCGGTCGAGGGCGGATCCGACCCGGTGCTGATCGACCGCCAGAACCTGGTGCTCTGGTCGGACATCGCGACCATGTCGAAGGCAATCGTGGCCAAGGCCGCGGCTCCTGGGCTGCAGGCCGGCGCTCGGGTCGACGGCATCGACATGAAGCCCGAGCCCGAACCGCAGCCGGTCCCGCCGGAACTCGCCGCCCACGCCGCGGCGATGGCCGGCGGCCGGCCTCCGGTGCCCGGGCAGCCACCGGCACCGCCCGGTGCCCCGCATGAGGCCCTGTACGACTGGCGGCACTACGAGGACACCCCGGACGAGGAGGAGCCTGATGACTTCACCTCCCGCCTCCGACGAGCCCTCGCAGCTGCCTGACCCGCCCGGCCCCACCAGCGAACACGCCGAGCCACCCCGCACCGGTCCCCACCAGGCACTGGACGGGGCACTCACCGCAGCAGGCGCCTGGCCGTTGATCCGCAAGCAGGTCTTCTGATGGCCGCGCGGGCACCGACGCTCCAGCTCGGCCAGCTGACCGGCACGTGGGCGGCGGTCTACCGGCGCCGCGACCAGCTGGAAGCCGCCGCGGTCGAGCAGGTCTTGGCCGCGTGGCGTGCGGTCGTCGTCGGGCTGGACCTGGCGGACATTGTGGCCGTCCTGCGCGAGCAGACCGGCCCGGCCGAGACTGCCGACCAGGACCGGCGCCGACACCTGCGGCAGGTCACCGCCGCCGCGGTCCTCGCCCGACTCACCGCCCTCACCCGCCGGCCCCGGTGGGCCGACCTGACCGCGGCCATCACCGGCGCCCTGCGCCGTGCTCGCGCAACCGGCCGCACGGCTGCCGACGCCGTCCTCGACGACACCGGCGACGCCGACCTCCCCGAGGACCAGGACGACGAAGGCGACCCGGACGAGGATCTCGCCGCCGCCTACACCATCACCGCCGCCGCCCTACGCGGCACCGCCCAGACCATCGCCAGCAACCTCCTGTCCGCGGCAGAGCAGGGGGACGACGAGCAGGCGATGCAGGACCAGGCCGACGCCGACCTCAACACCGGCTCGGCCTGGTCCCTCGCCGCCGTCACAGCGTCGGCCGCCGCCTTCACCGCTGGCCTGGTCGGCGCCTACCTCGGCCGGGGTGTCCAGCAGTTGGACTACCTGACCGCCGGGGACGGCCGCGTGTGCGTTCCCTGCTCGACCGCCGAGGAGCACAGCCCCTACCCCGCGAACTCGGCCCCCCAGCCGCCGCTGCACCCGTCCTGCCGCTGCACCCTCCAACCCACCCGCACCACCTGACCGGAGGTCCCCCATGGCCCACGGCCCGCTCATCAACGCCGGCCCCAGGGACCCGCTCACGGTCTACACCGCAACCGGCCAGACCATCACAGCCTCCGCCGACTCCGGCCCACTCGACTTCACCGCGATCAGCTCCGGGATCGCCTCCGTGTTCGTCACCGGCGCCTCCGGCACCACACCGTCGCTGACCTGCTACATCGACGTGCAGGACGCCAACGGCCACTGGTACCAGATCGCCACCGTCGGCGTCGCCCTGACGTCCGGCCCCAACTTCACGTTCGGCAACTTCGGGCCCGCGAGTGGCACCGGCTACGTCCTGACCGGCGTCGGCCGCTTCCGATGGGTCGTCTCCGGCACCAGCCCGTCCTTCACCGGCGTCGACTTCTCCGTGATCGGGAGGTGACGGTGGCAGCCATCGCCACAATCCGAGGCACCGCGATCGCGCCGGGCGTCTCCCGCAACGGCCGCCTGTACACAGCCGAGCTGCTCGGCCGGGCCGTCGAGCGGGCCAACGCCGCGATCGCACGCGGCGAGCCGCACACCATGCTGACCCATCACGGTGCCGAGGACGACTCGACCCGCATCGTCGGCCGCGTCACCGCCCTGTCCCAGCGCGAGGACGGCAGCGTCGCGTTCGAGGCGGAGATCGCCGACACCGCACACGGCCGAGACATCGCCGCCCTCGTCACCGGCGACCAGCCGTTCCTCGACGGTGTCAGCATCCGCGGGGCCTGGCGCGGCCCAGTCCGCCGCGAGCAGTACGAGGGCCGCACCGTCGAAACCGCCGACGATCTCGATCTGTTCGGCCTCGACTTCACCAAGACCCCCGGCGTCCTGGCCGCCCGGATCGAGCGCGGCACGGCCCCGGCGGAGTCGGCCGAGCCCGGCCGCCTGGTGTACGAGTCCGTCGCGGAGGCGACCGCCGCCAAGATCAAGGCCCCGTACGGGCCCGTGCAGTACGCCGACCCCGGATACCGCGGCAGCGTCAAGCGCTACCCGATCGACACCGTCAAGCACGCCCGCGCCGCCTGGTCCTACATCAACAAGCCAGCCAACGCCGCGGACTACACCCCCCAGCAACTCAAGCGGATCCGCTCGCGCATCAAGGCGGCCCTGAAGAAGTTCGGAGTGAGCGTGTCCGAGACCACCAGCTTCGGTGACGTCACCGAGTTCTACGGGGACGAGCCGGCCGGAATGGGCGGCGGGTTCTGCATCGACGCCCACAACGGTCCGGTGAGCGTGACGGTCCGCTGCTGCGGGATCGACCCGGCCGAGCTGCGGGTCATCGCGGCGGCCGCCATGGACGCCGCAGTCGACGCGCTGCAGTGCCTGGACCCGGACATGGACGCCGACATCGACGTGCCCGGGGCTCCAAACGCCGACAGCGACGGCGACATGGAGACCCGGCGCCCGGACGACGACCAGATGGAGACCGCGCCCATCACGGCCGCCGACATCGACCTGCTGCGCGAGTCTGGGATGCGGCCTGGCGAGCCCATCACCGCCGCCAGGCTCGCCGCTTCCCGCGCCCTCGCCCTCGCCAAGACCGCTCCGGCCGACCAGGTCGGGGAGACCACCAAACGCCAGGAGGTGCCCGCCGTGAGCGAGCCCACCCAGGCCGTCGAGACGGCCAGCACCCCGCCGATGATCGCCCTCACCCAGGAGCAGTTCCAGCAGCTCCTCGACCGCGCCGCGCCGGCGGCGGCCGCCACCGAGACGGCCCCGCCGGCCCCGGCCGCCGAGCCCGTCGCGGAGACCGACGAGCAGCGCATCGCCCGCATCGTCGCCGAGCGCCTCGCCTCCGAGCGCGAGCAGCTCGAAGAGTCGCTGCGCGCCGAGCTCCGCCAGGTCGGGCCGGCCCGCAAGGGCCTGCGCACCGAGACGCCGGGCGGTGCCGCTGTCGGCGAGCCGAGCCCGGACGAGATCCGCCGTAACACCAACGAGGCGCTCCTCAGCTGGGTCTCCAACGGCCGCTACAGCATGGACGACTGACCCCACCCGCACCCGCAGCTTCTGACCGCCACCCGCAGCCGGGTGGTGCCGGCCACGGCAGGAATGGTCGCCGCCCCCGCAGCACCCGGGGGCTTCTTCATGTCCATCTCCCCGCCATGGAGGCACCCCCATGTCTGCCGAGCTCCGCGAGGCACTGACCGCGGCTGGCGCATCCGCGCTCGTCCAGAAGGTCATCGACCCGAACCTCTTCGAGCGCATCCGGCGGTACTCGCCGCTGATCGATGCCCTGCCCTCGGAGCGGATCAACACGACCACGTACTACTTCAACACCCGCAACGGACTCGCGTCCGGTGGCGCCGTCACCGACGGCGGCGCCCGTCAGGTCAGCACCGGCACCTACTTCCAGAACTCGTTCACCGTCAAGAACCTTCAGGTCGTCGGCGCGGTCACCGGCTACGCCGAGGAGGTCGCCAACGCCATCGGTGACCTGCGAGCCCGAGAGATCATGGGCGCCATCAAGGGTCTGCGCTGGGACACCGAGCAGATGCTCGTCGCCGGTAACGCGGGCGCGACCCAGTACGGTCCCTATCCGCAGGCCGACGGCCTCGCGTCGCTGATCAACCAGTACACGCCCACCGGCAGCGCCGGCCAGAACAGCATCGACGCCGCCGGCTCCAACCTCTCCCTGTCGCTGCTGAACCAGCTGATCGACCTGGTCGAGTCGTACACCGCCGCGCAGGTCACTACCGGCGGCGCGGACTGGATGCTCGTGATGTCCAGCACCGCCGAGGGCGCGCTCGCGTCGCTGTTCACCAACCAGCAGCGGTTCATGGACGTCGAGGTGACCCCCGGCCTCGTGGTCCCGAGCTACCGCAACATCCCGATCGTCCGGTCCTCCTACCTGGGGACCAAGGGCACCTCGATGGGGACCGTCACAGGGACCCCGGCGACCACCGGCGGCACCCTTCCGGCGGGCACCTACTACTACAAGGTCGCGCCGGTCATGTCCCGTCAGGGCGAGGCCGCCGCGTCGGCCGAGGTGACTGTCACCACCACCACCGCCACCTCGACGGCGACGCTGGCGTTCACCCCGCCGACCGGCTTCCAGTCGTCCGCCCCGCAGCACTACATGGTGTACCGGGCGACCGCGACCGGCCAGGAGACCCTCCTCGGCGCCGTGGACGCGACCGTGGGCCTGGCCGCCGACGGCATCACCCCGATCCTGACCACCTCGATCGTGGACACCGGCACGAACCTCGTGCCGCAGAACGGCGCGACCGTCCCGGCGCAGACCCCGGCCACGTACATCGGCACCAACACCGGCCTCAAGCCCCGCAGCGTTGGCCAAGAGGACATCTACCTGATGTCCCGCGACCGCGACAACGTGCTGCGGCCGTACGTGCGTGACCTGATGCCCAAGGACGTCTACCCCACCACGTCCTCGCCGGACTCGATGCCGTTCGCCGTCGTCTCGGACACCTGCCTCGCCGTCCGCGGCGCCGAGTGGATCGGCCGCCTGTCCCGCGTCGCCCCCGCCCTGTAAAACCCCGTCCCCGTCCGGCCGCCGCGACTACTCCGCGCGGCGGCCGGCACCCAACCCCGAGCGGGAGCACCCGTGTTCGTCACCAAGCGCAACCCCGGCTCCACCAGCCATGGCTACCAGTGGCCCAAGGGCGGCGAGTACGTCGAGATGAGCCCCGAGGACGCCCACGAGCTGATCACCATTCAGCCCGGCGAGTTCGAGGCCGTGTCGGAGCTGCCGAAGGGCGCCAAGGCCTACGTGGCACCCGCCGCGCCGGCCGCCGGAATCGTCGTGGAGGAGTAGCCGGTGGCCGCCGACACGCCCACCCCGCTCGCGACGTTCGCGCAGCTCCAGGAGGGCGCGTTCGCGGACCTCGTACGCTCCTACACCTCGTCGCAGGTCCAGCAGGACCTCATGTCCGAGGCGACCCGCATGTGCGAACGTGCCGCCGGCCGCCGCCTGGCCCCATTCACGGGGCTGACGGAGACCGAGCGCGCTACCGGTATCGACTCGGACGAGTACATCTCCTCCGGGAACGTGCCGCTCGACCTCGCCGGGACGCTGGGCAAGTCCTATGCCGACGCCATGGGCACCACCAGCCTCGTCCGGCACGGCTGGCTGCAACAGTTCGCCCCGCATTACCCGGAGTTCTGGACCTACAGCCTCCAGTCGATCACCATCCACCGCTCCTACGGCGGCGACCAGGTAGTGAACCTCGCGAACGTGCGGGGACCGGACCCGGACACCGGGCACATCTGGTACCCGATCGGCACGTTCCTGCCGGTCGGCTCCTACGTGACGTACGTGTACGGCGGTGGCTACAGCACGAGCCCTGCCGACCTGGTCCGGGCCTGCAAGTACATGGCCGCCAGCATCGTCGTTCGGGAGCTGGATCCGACGATGGCCGGCCACGGGCACGACCCGGACGTGCTGGCCGCCGAGGCGCACGCCATCTGCGCCGACTACCAGGGCTGACCACTGTGTGGGGCACTCCTCAGCCGTCGAACGCCCAGCACACGACCCGGCGCCACCTGTCCGCGGCGGCCCGGGCGAAGATCTCCGCGCGCATGAAGGGCAGCAAGCGCCCGCACCGGGGTCACGCCATGTCGGCGTCGGCCAGGGCGAAGATCTCGTCGAAGCTCAAGGGCCGACACCACGCGGGCCACAAGCTCTCAGCCTCGGCGAAGGCCAAGCTCTCCGCCAAGCTGAAGGGCAAGCACCGCACCCTGTCGGCTGCCGCCCGCGCCAAGCTGAAGGGCCGGAAGCACAAGCCGCTCTCGGCCTCGGCCCGCGCGAAGTTGAGCGCGAGGATGAAGGGCCGCAAGAGCAAGGGATCGCGCCGCAAGATGAGCCCGGCCGCGCGGGCGAAGCTGTCCGCCAGGATGCGCGGCCGCCACCGCAAGCCCGGCCACCGCAAGCCCATGTCGGCCGCCGCGAAGGCCAAGCTCTCAGCTCGGATGCGCGGGAAACACCGCCACGGGCACCCGATGTCCGCTGCCGCCCGCGCCAAAGCCGCCGCGACCAGGCGCTCGCACCCCCGCAAGCAGCAGCGTAGGAGGCGAAGGTGACCAACGGCCCAGCCAACGCGGTGGCTCGTGAGGTCGCATGGCTCACGACCACCGGCGACGGCCTGCCTTCCCTGCTGAAGGCGACCGGCGGCCCGTGGGACGTGATCCAGGCGTACATGCCCCGTACGCCCGCCACGCAGAAGACCCAGCTGTACGTCCTGCGGCGCCGCTGGCAGACCGACCGGTTCGGCACTGGACGACGCCTGCCGTCCTACCACTTCCATTTGGTGGCGTACTGGCCGATCGGCGCGACCACCACCGGTACGCAGATCGCCGAGACCGAGCAGGCCGCGTTCGACGCCGCGCTCTACCTGCTGGTCCAGCGCGTCGAGGGGTTCGTCAGCGACCACTCGCATGGCGGCCGCTTCCTTGCCGTCGGGGAGGCGCCGCCGACCACGGTGATCGAGGTCGAGTACGGGGACCCGGCACAGGCCGTCACCTCGGGCGTCCTCACGGCGACCGTCACCTACACCGCGGACGACCAGGACTACACGGCCTGACCCCCGCCCATCCCAGCTTCCCGGAGGCTTCCCGTGTCCGACACGGCCCCCTACCTGCAGCGCAACCCCGGGCCGGATCCGGTGGATGTGCCGGCGATCCCGGCGACCGTCGGCCCCGGCGAGACCACGTCGTGGCACATTCCGATCGCAGGCTTCGAGCCCGTCCCGGTCGATACCGAGGCCCCGCCGCAGGCCGCCACCACCGCGCCGGAGTCCCCGGCCAAGACCACCAAGGCCCGGACCACTGCGGCCGGCGAGGAGTAGACGATGACCCAGCTCGCCCGCTACGGCACCCTCGGCCTCGCCAAGGAACCGCCGGGAACGCCAGGCACGTACACGGCTCCGACCGTCGGCATCCCGTACACCGGCTCGTCCGGCTTCGAGGACATGATCGCCCAGATCAAGGACGAGAGCATCAGGGGCAACGACACCGTGCTGCAGGGCTCTTACCAGGGTCCCGCGCACGCCGAGTGGACCATCGACTGCCTGGCCTACCCCGATCTCGCCGGGCACTTCTTCGCGGCGACGATCGGCCCGGACACCGTCACCGCCGGGACGAGTACCACGCTGTCTGCGGCCACGGTCGTCGGGGCGACCGCCATCCAGGTCCCGGTGTCGCTGGCGGCTGGCACGATCGTCAAGGTCGGCTCCGGGGCGGCGATCGAGTACGCGATCACCGACGGCGCCCCGACCGGCGCGGGCCCCTACACGTCCAACGTCACCACGGTGCTGGGCAAGACCGGCGTCAACCGCGTGGGCTTCGCCAACGCGCACTCCTCCTCGGACCCGGTCCTGACCCCGACCGCCCACACGTTCAAGCAGTCGAGCACCCCGCTGCCGACGTACTCGCTGACGTACTTCGACACGGTGAGCTACGTCAGTTGCTCGTACGCCCGGTTCGGTCAGCTGCAGATCAAGATCGACCCCAAGGGGGCGGTGACGCTCTCCACCAAGGCCACCTCGTTCCCGTCGGTGACAGCCAGCTCGGTCAGCGAGACCTACTCGACGTACGACCCGCTGCTCGGCTGGTCCTGGAACCTCACCAACGCCGGTGCCTCCAGCACCCGCGGTAAGTCCCTGGACGCGACGATCAAGCGGGCCGTGGAGGCGATCGAGTCCTCCGACGGCACCCAGACCCCGCGCGAGGTCTTCGCGGGTGCGCTGGAGTACGACGCCACGCTGAAGGCGATCTTCGAGAACAGCACCGACCTCAACCTGTTCCTCAGCAACACCCAGTTGCCGTTGACCGCGAGCATGCAGCAGCCGCTGACTCGCGGCGGCCAGTCCCTGACCCTGACTGCTTCCAAGACGGTCTGGCACAAGGGCAAGCGAGACATGGCCGGCAGCTATGCGCAGGCCGACTTCAGCGTCAGCGGCATCTGGAACTCGACGGACGGCGGCGCGGTGCAGGCCGTCTTGCTGAACTGGCAGACCACCGCTTACTAGGCGGTTCCTCGAACGTCCCGGCCGCGGCTGCGGGCGCGCGAGCGTTGAGGGCGCGGGGACGCGTCCACGCCGCGCCGGGACCCCCTTCCCCACCCCTCAAGGAGCACACTCATGGCCGGGTACGCCAACCGCGTCATCACCCTCGACTTCCCCGAGCTGACCGAGCCCGACGCCGAACCGATCCGCGTGGTCATGCGCAACCCGAAGACCATGCCGGCCCAGGAGCTGACGGCCGACACCCCCGACAATGCCACCGCCGAGCAGCAGTTCCAGGCCGGCCTCGCCATCCTCGCCAAGCTGGTCATCGGCTGGCACGTGTACGACGCGACCAGCTTGGACGACGACCAGCCGCCGCTGGGGCTGCCCGCGACACCGGACAGCGTCGCGAAGCTGCCGATGGAGATCCAGAACCGGATGGCCGCCGAGCTCAAGGTCGTGACCGGCGCGGGAGCCTAGGGCCGGATGACCCGTACCTGACTGAGGTGCTCTGGGCCGCTGAGAGCATTTATGACGGGACGTGGTCCTCCGGCCCGCCGCCGGACGAAGTCGTGGATTTCGAACTCATGCTGGCCATGGGCTGGACGTGGCAGGAGCTGCAGGACACGCCCTGGTACGTGCGCCGGTACACCTGGGACCTGATGGCCACCCGCCGCCAGGCCGAACAGGACGCCCAGGAGCGGGCGCACAGGAGGAACGGTGCCTGAACTCCAGCCCGGGGTGATGACGGCGACCTTCGCCAAGCTCGGCGAGCAGGGCATCGCCCGGACGCCGATCGCCCTCGCGGACCTGGCCGACGCGATCCTCAAGCAGGCCAAGGTCAACGCCGGTAACGGCTCGCACGCGTGGGGTACCCCCACGCCGGCCCGGCCCGGCGAGGGGCCTGCGCAGATCTCCGGGACCTTGGTGCGGTCGCTGGCACGCACTGCGGTCAACCGCACCGGGACCGGCGCCGAGGTCCGCGTCGGCACCCAGCCCGGCATGGTGCCGCCGTACGGCCGGACCCCAAGCAGCAAGTACGGATCCTACCTGGAGGCCGGGCTGAAGAACGGTGCCCGCTACCCGTTCCTGACCACGGCCTTCGCCCTCGGGGTGCACGTTGCGGCACCCGCGATCTACCGCAAGGCCTACGGCGACGGCTGGAAGCGTCTGACCTAACCGGCCATCCGCCGCACCCCTCCGAACTGCCCGTCTTCGCGCCGCAGTAGATCACTTGGGGGTGACATGGCCTCCGAGGTTGCCGACCTGTTCGTGATCCTGCGGGCCGAGACCGCGCCGTTCATGGCGGGGATGAAGGGTGCGTCCGAGGAGGGCGAGTCGTTCGTCGCCAAGATGGGCGGCGTCGGCGGCATGATGACCAAGCTCGGCGCGGCCACCACCGCGGCAGGCGTCGCAGTCGCCGGGGTGAGCATCCGGATGGCCGGTGACTTCCAGGCGTCGATGCTCAAACTCACCACCACCGCAGGTGAGTCCGAGGCCAACCTCAACATGGTCTCGGAGGGTGTCAAGAAGCTCGCCGTCGAGACGGGGACCTCGACCAAGCAGCTCGCTGACGGCATGTACCTGGTGGAGTCGGCCGGCTTCCACGGTGCCGATGGCCTGACGGTATTGCGGGCGGCGGCGGAAGGTGCGCGAGCCGAGCAGGCGCCGCTCGCCGAGGTCAGCAACGCCGTCACTTCTGCGCTGAAGTCGTACCACCTGCCCGCCGAGCAGGCGACGACCATCACGAATCAAATGGTTGCCGCTGTCGGTGCGGGCAAGATGACGTTTAGTGAATTCTCCAGCAGTCTCGCCACTGTTCTGCCGATTGCTTCGAGCGCACACGTAGGTTTTGACCAAGTCGGCGGCGCAATAGCGACGTTGACTAATCATGGCACCAGCGCCCGGGAAGCGACCCAGGAACTGGCGTTCAGCATCAGGTCGTTGCAGGCGCCGAACAACGTCGCGGTAGCCGAGATGCAGAGGTTGGGCCTCTCGTCCATCGACATCTCTACGAAGCTCGGCGAACGTGGCCTGACCGGCACAATCGACCTCCTGCAGCAGGCAGTTCTGCAGCATATGGGCCCGGCTGGCACCGTCCTCCTGAACACCTTCAACACCTCGAAGCAGGCCGCCCAGGACGCGAACGCGATGATCGCGTCGATGCCGAAGTCCCTCCAGGACGTGGCCAAGGAGTTCCAGGCCGGGAAGATCTCCATGGGCGACTGGAGATCGACCCTCAAGGGCCTACCGGTCGACCAGGCCAACCTCGCCTCGCAGTTCGCCACTTTGATCAACAAGTCGCAGGGATTCAACCAGCAGTTGAAGGCCGGAGGCCCCTCCGAAGAAACCTTCAACGCGAGCATGAAGAAAATGATGGGCGGGGCCACCGGCCTTAACACCGCCCTCATGCTCGGCGGCGAAAATATGGGGGACTTCGAAAAGAACGTCAAGACGGTTGGGGCTGCCGGAAAGGACGCCGGGAAGGACATCACAGGCTGGGCCGACATCCAGAAGACGTTCAACTTCCAGATGTCCCAGTTGAAGGAGCGTCTGGAAACGGCCGCCATCACGATCGGTACGAAGCTGATCCCGGTCGTGCTGTCGGTCACCAACTTCTTCCTGCAGCACAAGACCGTGGCCGAGGGATTGGCGGTCGTAATCGGCGGAGTTCTGACCGCCGCCGTCCTGTCGTTCGCGACCGGTGCGGTGGTTGGCGCGGTCAAGGGCATCGCCGACATCGGCAAGGGCCTTGCCGCAGCCACGACGGCGGTCCGGGATTTCGAGCTCGGCCAGAAGCTGGCTGCCGCGGCATCCAAGGTCATGGCGGCCGCGCAGGCCGCCTTGAACATGGTGATGGACGCGAACCCGATCGTCCTGATCGTCATCGCGCTGGCCGCACTCGTTGCCGGGCTCGTCTACGCCTACAACCACAGCGAGGCGTTCCGGCGGATCGTTCAGGCCGCGTTCCATGCTGTCGAGCAGGCAGCGGTGTCCGTGTGGCACACCCTGCAGTCGATCTGGTCTGCCGTGGCTGGCGCGGCCGCCACGGTGTGGCACGGGATTGAGGCCGCCTGGAATGCCATCGCGAGCGTCACGACCGCCGTTTGGAACGGCATCTCGGCGTTCTTCAAGAAGTGGTGGCCGTTGCTCTTGGTCATCTTCTTCCCGGTTCTCGCGATCATTATTGCGATCTGGAACCACTTCCACGAGCAGATCATTTCAGTCGCCAAGACGGTCTGGAATGCCGTCAGCGACTTCTGTGTTGGCGCCTGGAATTACCTCATGGAAGCGGCACGGTTTGCTTGGGGTCTGGTCCACGACTATGTGGTGCAGCCGACCGAGAAGGCTTGGCGCAAGGTGCAAAGCCTGTGGTCAGAGGCGTCCGCGTGGCTCTCCGGGAAGTGGCACGAGATCGAGGCGTTCGCCGGGGCGATCTGGGACGGCATCAAGCAGAAGGTCGTCGACCCTGCGATGGACCTGTGGCACAAGGTCTCCGACATCTTCAACCAGATATCCCAGGTGATCAACAAGGCGTTCGACGACGCCTGGAACTACGTGTCGAACCTTGCCGGAAAGTTCTGGCAGCTCGGGAAAGACATCGTCATGGGCATCGTCAAAGGCGTCAAGGACGGGGCCGGGTATCTGTTCGACTCCCTCAAGGGACTCGCCGAGGGTGCACTCAACAAGGCCAAGGACTTCCTTGGCATCAACAGCCCCTCGAAGCTTTTCGCTGACCACGTAGGAAAAAGCATTCCTGAGGGCATCGCCAAGGGCGTGGACGACCACAGTCAGATCGCATTCGATTCCGTGACAGGTCTCGCCGGAAATCTGACCGGCAAGTTCACTGCGGGCGGCGCGCAGGGCCTCGCCGTGGCTGGCGGCCTCGGCGGGGGCGCTGGCGGCACGACCGTCGTCCTCAACGTGACCGTCCAGGGCAGCGTCCTGTCGGAGAACGACCTGCGCGACGTGATGGAGAGGCAGATGCTCCAGCTTGGCATGCGTAACTCCACGACCTGGCAGAACTACGCCCGCCGTTAGGAGGCCTCCGTGGCTACCAACCCGTACTGGCCCTTGCTGCAGTACAGCTGGGGCGCCTACTGGAATGTCAACGGCGCCGCGGTCCCGTCCGAAGCACTCACCGATCTCACGTCCAGAAGCCGCGGCCGGGTCGCTATTCGACGCGGCCGGCAGTATGAGCTGGACCAAATCAGGTCCGGCACCGTAGACCTGACCGTCGTCAACACGGACGGTTCGCTGGATCCAACGAACGCTTCCGGCCCCTGGTATGGCCACATAGCGCCCTACCAGCCGCTCCGCATGCGCGCCCAGTGGCCGCCGACCGTCAACTTGCTGACCCAGGTGCAGGCCACCGGCGGAGACCTCGGCGGGTACGCACTCGGCCCAGCTGGACCCCAGTACGGCATCGGTATCTACTCGGACACCGACGGTACCAACGGCCAGATCGTCGCGTCAGGCACCGCTTGGCAGGGCAGCCGGGTCTTCCAGTTCGCCGTGCCGAGCGGCAGCGCCGCCGCGGCCCGGGTGCTCTTCACCCAGATGACGAGCGTTGAGCGCTCGGTCACGTACACGGTTCAGATGCAGGTCCGGAACGTCGCCTCCTCGACCACCGTGCAGGTCGCACCGTTCCTCACCCGCGTCACGGCGGCGAAGGTCGCTACCAAGGTCACAGGCACGCCGGTAGCCCTGGTTGGATCGCCGACAGCTGCATGGACTCAGGTCACGCTCACCGTCACCCTCGATCCGAACACCGCCTGGGCCTATTTCGGTCTCGCCCTCACTGCGGCGGCATCTGCCACGGCGAGCGTGCAGGTCGACGGTTGGCAGTTCGAGCGGAGTGCCACCGCGTCTGCCTGGACGGCCCCGAACCCCTGGTACCCGCTGTACGCCGGGTACGTGGAGCGGTGGCCGTCCTCCTGGTCGATGAACGGCACGTACGGCACCGTTCAGACCACCTCGGTGGACGCCATCTCCCTCCTCAGTCAGCAGATCCTGCGGGACCCGCTGACGGAGGAGATCGACGCCCGAAAGCCCCGGTTCCTGTACACCCTTGCGGATCCTCAGGGTTCCCAGTCGTGCACGGACTCGATCGGTGCCTATCCGCCGGCGCCGCTTGGTGCTTCGAAGTCGGGCCCGGGGAGTCTGGTCTTCGGCAGCCAGATCACGTCGGTGAGTCCGGGTGGCACGTACATCGGCGGCACCGGCACGGTGGCCACGGTCGCCAACCCGGGGGCGGGGACAATCAACTACAACCCGGCGACGTTCATCAGCTTGGACCAGGCGGGCATCCGGGGTCCCGCCAACCCGGCCGAGTGGACCCGCATGATCGCGTTCCGGTACACCGGGCCGCTTCCCGCAGACCACGCCACCATCTGGTGCTCCACCGACAGTCAGCGGTCTGGCCACAACCCGGCGGGGTCGCAGATCACTGTCGCGCTGAACTCATCGGGACAGCCGGGCCTCTACCTCTCGGGGCCGAACGGGGCTGCGACCAACTACGGCGCGGGCGGCGCGACGAACTGCGCCGACGGCAACTGGCACTTGTTGATGTTCAGCTACTCCCAATCCGGGGGCTCCGTCATGATCTCCCAGGACGGCGCCACTAGTGCCTACTACTTCGGTGTCCCTGCGACCATCACCCCGAGCGGACTGCAGTTCGACTCCGTCGGGGGCTGGGTCGACCCTGTCTACGGCAACGAGACCCTCTGGAACTTCCAGGGCGACATCAGCTATGCCTGCGAGTGGCCGTTCCAGTTCGGTGGCAGCGACATCCCGTCCGTGTACACGGCTTGGAAGAACTCGTTCACGGGAGACTCCTCGGACGCCCGCTATCAGCGGATCCTCGGCTGGGCCGGATACACCGGACCGACCGTCATCCAGTCGGGGTTGACTCGCAGCATGGGCCCCGCCGCCGTGGGCGGCCAGGACGTCATGACCGCATTGCAGGCGGTCGTCGACACCGAGAACGGCGAGCACTTCGTGGCAGCCGACGCGACCGTGACCTTCAGGGCCCGGAGCGCTCGGTACAACGCCACCACGCCTTCGGTCGTGTTCGGTGAGCGGGTCGACCTGGGAGAGATCCCCTACGAGGACTGCCAACTCGACTACGACCCCACGCCGCTGGCTAACATCGTCAAGGTCACGCAGGCGAGTAGCAATCAGATCTTCACTGGGTCGGACACGGCCTCGCAGACCAGCTACTTTCCCCGGTCCCTGACCCGCACCGTCAACGCGACTAGCGCGCAGGAGTGCCAGGACGCCGCGAACTACCTGATTAGTCGGCACCGGCAGCCGGCAGTCAGGGTCGCGGCACTCAAGGTGCACGTGAGCGCCAACCCGGCCATGTGGGGGCCCTGCCTCGGCCTCGAACTGGGCACTCGGGTGCGGGTTATGCGGCGGCCGCCCGCGCCGGCGGCCGCGGCCCAGATCGAGTGCTTCGTCGAGTCACTCAACTGGGAGTTCGGCGACAACGGAGACGCCTACCTCACCCTGCAGTGCAGCCCCGCCGACCTGACGCCGTACGGGCTGTTCGCCAGCTTCCACACCACTTTGAACGGGTCCCCGGCCGCCGGGTCCACCACGATCACCATCAACGCCGGCGCGGACAACACCAACGCGGCCGCAGCCCAGATCGGCCAGGGCCAACAGTTCGTCCTCGGACTCGGAACCGCCAATCAGGAGACGGTCACCGTCCAGTCCGTTGGCGCCACCAGTGCCGGGTGGACCACAGCGATCATCACCCTCACCTCGGCCACCACCAAGGCCCACACCGCCGGCGACACGGTCTGCGAGCCGCTGCCGACCGGCGTGACCGACCCGACGACCTGGGACTCGGTGTCGAAGGTCGGCACGGGCGCCACTGACTCCGTCGCTTTCGCCTACTGAGAGGAGGTTCTGTGTCCAACTTGCCTGTGCCCACGTGGGCATCGGTCGTACCCGGCGCGTTCCTAACTTCCGCGCTGTGGAACGCCAACGTGAACAGCAACGGCACCTTTCTGACGAATCCGCCTCTCTACGCGGGTTACCAGTCCGCAGCCCAATCCGTCGCGGACAGCACACTGACCGCGATCGCGATGGGCTCGGCCGTCGTCGACTCGTACGGCGGCCACAGCAACACCACCAACAACTCCCGGTACACCGCGATGGTCCCCGGCTACTACCTGGTCATCGGCCAGGTTGGCTTCGCAGCGAACGCGGGCGGAAACCGCCTGATCGAGCTGCACAAGAACGGCGGCAGCACGCTAACGCTGGGCCAGGGTGTCAGTCCGGCCCCGGGAACGGCCAACAACTCGGCCAACCAGGTCGGCGCCCTTGTGCTGCTGAACGCGGGCGACTACGTCGAGGCCTACACGTACCAGACCTCCGGCGCCGCGTTGAACACGATTCCCGCGCAGACCGGCATGACCGTGCTCTGGCTGCACGCCTAGGAGGCCTCGTGACCACCGCCTGCTTCAGCACCGGGTGCCACGCCCCGGCCGTCGCCCAATGGCGCCGCCGACCGACACCGGCCGAGCTCACGGCAGTGATTGCCGAAGAGCAGCAGATGCGCCAGCGGATCACCGAACTCGCTAGCCCTGACCAGCCTGCCCCAGTGTTCGGGCCACTGCCGACCGCGGCAACGTGCGCTCGGGCCGTGTACGGGTGTGCTGCACACGCGCTCAGCCTGGACCTGGCCGCGCGCGTCCACGCCGCGACGTGCGCGCCTGACCCGGCCAAACTGCCCGCGGCGTGTGGCTGCACGCCTGAGCCTCTGCCGTCGCCGCCGGCGCCCCAGCCCGTCACGCAACTCCCGTCGGGGTGGGTTGTCCCCACGTCGCCGGCCGCCCCGGCTGGGCCGGTACAGCCCTCGACGCCGACGGCGGGACCCGTTTCCCTCTCCTGACCACCTGTTGCCCCGGCCGACGCCGGGGCTTTCTCATGCCCGGAGGACCCCTTGAGCACCCGCCACGGCGACGTCGCGGCTCACCAGCAGGCCGTGACCAACCACTACACGATCGCCTTCCCGCCGCATCCCGCCCGCGCCGACGACCCGCACTACAAGGACTTCGAGCACTACCGGAGGACCCACGTCGACACGGCGATATGCCACTTTGCCGAGCGCCGGGGCGGTGACACCTCGGAGTGCGGCGGCGGTCTCGAACTTCATCACTCGCACATCGAGTTCAGCATGCAAAACGGGGCCGACCTGGCTCTCCTGGAGCACGACTATCCGGGCATCTCGAACCCGGACGAAGTCGGCGCGTGGGTCGAGTCACCGGCGAACCTCGTCTTCTACTGCGAGAAGCACCACCGCGGGCACGGGGGCGTGCATCACGCGTCGGCATCCGACTTCGAGGCGTCGACCTACGTGCGGGGGCTGATCTCCTGATGACCGGCATCAGCTCGTTCAACGAGCGCCTCGCCGTCTGGGCGACGAAGGCCTTCGGCTCGATGTGGACCACCTACGCCTTCTTCGCCTACGGGTTCCTGCCGATCCTCTTTCCTTCGGCGATGAACACGCTCCTGTACTGGTCCAACACCGTGCAGCTGTGGTCGCTGCCCCTGCTGATGGTCGGCACCGCCGTCCTCGGCCGCGCCGCCGTCGCCCAGGCCGCCGAGACGCACGACGCCGTCATCGAGGAACTCCAGCTGCTGCGAGCCGAACGCGACCAGCTCGCTGCGGTCGCCGCTGCCGTGATCCCGAACCCCGCGGCGAAGGAGGCGTGATGGGTATCTACGGCCAGGACTGGGCCAGCTATCAGGGCGCCCAGCCCAACACCTCGGGCCTCTCGTTCGCCTTCACGAAGGTCAGCGAGGGCCTCGGCTACACCAACCCCCGCTGGGTCGCCCAGCGCGACCACGCCAAGGCCAGCGGCCTCGTGTGGGGCGGCTACCACTACCCGCACATGGCCAACTCGCCCCAGGCGGAGGCCGACTACTTCCTCTCCCAGGTCGCCTGGCAGCCCGGGGACCTCATCGTCCTCGACTGGGAGGGCTACGACCAGGCCAACCAGGGCGTCAGCCGGGCCGCCCAGCTCGCCTACAAGGAGGCGTGGCTCCGCTACGTCAAGGGCCGGATGCCGCACAACCCGGTCGGCATGTACTGCAACGCGGACTACTGGACCCGGGTCGACACCAGCGGCTACTTCGCCGACTTCCTGTGGATCGCCACCGCCGGCCGAGTCGCTGGCGACCCCGGGATTCAGGCCCCGTGGCTGTTCCACCAGTACAGCGACCAGCCTGTCGACTCGGACTACTGCCACCTCGGCAGCGTGGACGAGCTCCGCAGTTGGGCCCTGTCGTTCGCCAGCCCAGCACCCGCGCCGGCACCCACTACCCCGGCGCCCACCGCGCCCGCCGCCACTCCCAGCCCCGCACCCGCCCGCCGCGTACGCCCGCGGGCTTACCGAGCGATCGGAGCATGACCATGAGCAAGCCTGACGGCATCATCCTCGTTAAGGGTGACCCCCACCAGGGCCACGGCAACGAGCTGTTCGGCATCTGGCCGTCCGGGTTCTCCCGGCAGATCACCCAGGCCGAGTGGACCGTGTGGGGCCAGCCCCAGCCGGACTACACCATCGCGTTCGGTGCCGACGACGAGTTCAACCAGCTCGCTGCCTACGACCGCGCCCTGCGCGCCTGAAAGGGGCCACCATGTCCGACTCCGCTCGCCGGACCGCCCGCACTATCCTCGCCGTCGTCCTCGCGCTCACTGCGGGCCTGCCGCTGCTGGTCCGCACGGCGGGTCTGCCGGATACGCTGCCGGGTCTCGGCACGGTCCTGGCTGTCGCGGCCACGATCACCCGTGTCATGGCCCTCCCGGCGGTCGACGCGTGGCTACCGTCCTGGCTGAGGATGACCCCGCCGCAGGCATCGACGCCGCTCGTTTCGGTCGCTCCGGTGCCGCCCGTCCCGCCGGCCGGGAGCCGCGAGTGACTAGCCCGTCGCCCCAGGATCCGCTGCGAGAACTCGCCGTCGGGCTCGCCGAGCTGCATGGGACCATGAACACCGGCATCGCCGAGATCAAGGGCTCGCTATCCCTCCTCGTGCAGCAGGCCACCTACACCGACAAGCGACTCGGCGATCACGACACCGCGCTCGACGCGCTCAACAAGCGCACCTCCGAACTCGAACATGCCCGTGCAGCGGACGAGGAGCTCATCCAGGCCGGCCGCCGCCGGGTGCAGACCATAACGGCCCTTGCTGGGGTTGCCGCAGTCGTCGCCGCCGTCGTACCTATCATCGCCCACTGAACCACCACGCCCCCGCTCGCTCCCCTCCGGGAGGGCTGGCGGGGGCGCTTCGTCGTGGGTGCTGGCAGCTTTGGTGTCGCTCGGTCGGGACCACACCCACGGCGCTAGTGTGGATCACATCACTCGAACGGCCCATCAGGCCGGGGACGACAACGGCCCCGGCGCGGACTCTCACATCTTCGCCAGGGCCACCACACCCCGAAAGGTGCTCATGTCAGACCACCAGCCTACCCTCTATTCCTCTGAAGGTGCGGATGAGGGCAGCCCGTTCGACCAGATCCGGCGCGTGGACGACTACGGCCAGGAGTACTGGTCGGCCCGCGACCTCCAGCCGATCATGGGCTACGACAAGTGGGACAACTTCCACAGCAGCATCGAGCGGGCCATCCGGTCCGCCGAGAACACCGGCACCTACTCTGACCAGGCTTTTTCCCGGGTCCGGGAAGAAGGTACTGGGGGCGCCCCTCGTACCGACTACCGCCTGAGCCGCCACGCGGCCTACCTCGTGGCGATGAACGGCGACCCGAACAAGCCCCAGGTCGCCGCAGCCCAGGCCTACTTCGCCACCCAGACTCGAAAGGCGGAGATCGCCACCAGCCGGCCGATGTCCGAGCTGGAGATGGCCCGCCAGTACGTGGCAGCCCTGGAACGCGAGCAGGAGCTGAAGAAGGAGCTGGAGATCGCTGCGCCGAAGGCCGGCAAGTGGGACCAGTTCCTCAATACCGACGGCCTGATCGGAATGCGGGAGATAGCCGACATGCTCGGCACTGACGTCAAGACCATGACGAACTGGCTCGTGGAGATCAACATCTTCCGCCGACAGGTCTCCGCGAACGGCGGGGGCCGGAACATGCCCCGAGCTCCCCACACCCAGTCCGGCCGCTTCGTCGTCAAGATGGAGAGCAACGGCCGCGGGGTCAGCTACCCCGTGGTGTACGCGACGGCCCAGGGCCTGGACCTGATAGACGACCTGTGGCGTCAGCGGGAGATCCGCCTGGCGTAG